AATCACTACGAAAGGGGAATCTAATGATTGCCAAATTGATGAAAGCCATTGGGCGCAAGTTTGTGCCATGGGATCCTTGGAGTGTTCGAGAAATAAGGGACGAAGCTCACGAGCATGGCTATAAGCAAGGTTTTAGACAGGGCCTGAAGGCGGCACAAAAACAATGCAAGTGCGCTTGCAAGTCAGCAAAGGTAACCGATGAGTAAGCCTATAATCAAAGGCACAATCTCGGTCTGGTCTAACTCGCCTGGTCAGGCCACCGGTTACGGGCAGCAAGCCGAGTATCTTGTAAATCGCCTAAAGCGTGACGGGGCTGATGTTGCCGCCTTATCTAACTACGGCCTTGAGGGTGGACTAAGCACCTACAAAACCCCGTATGGGGAAGTTCCTCATTACCCTCGCGGACTTGATCCGTACTCTAACGATGTCGGCCCTATGCATCACGCTCATTGGAAGGGCCAGAACCCAGGTCAGCCAGATGCCCTTATCGGCCTCTACGATTGCTGGGTAATCAAGGGTCAGGCTTGGGACAAGATAAACCTCGGTTGGTGGGTCCCTCTAGATCACGGCACGATGCCCCCACTTGTTGAGCAGTTCCTGCGTAAAGAGAACGTGACACCTATCGCCATGGCCCCTAACGGTGTGCGACAGATGAACGCTAAGGGTATTGATTGCGAGTATGTGCCTCACGGTATTGATACAAAGATTTTCAAGCCTACTGGCAAAATTCAGGGCCAAGATGTGCGTGAGTACATGGGCCTAACTGATGAGTTTGTTGTTGGGATGAACGCCGCTAACAAGGCTTCAGGTCTTATTCACCGCAAGGCCTTTTCTGAGAACTTGCTGGCTTTTAGTATCTTCCGCGAGCGTCACCCAGACGCGGTGCTTTACTTGCACACAGACCCGTTAGGTTCTGCCGGTGGCTGGAACTTGCTCAAAGTGCTTCAGGCGTTTGCTATCCCTAAAGAAGCTGTTATGTTTCCGCCGATGGTGGATTACAAGTACGGTATGCCTCAGCAGGATTTGGCAGCTCTTTATTCGGCTATGGATGTCTTGCTTGCGCCTGGTTATGGTGAAGGCTTTGGGCTTCCGACAGTCGAGGCTCAGGCTTGTGGTACTCGTGTGATTGGTTCTAATTGGGGCGCAACCCCTGACCTTGTTGCTGATGATGGTTGGCTTGTTGACGGTCAGCCTATGTGGGATGCAGGGCAAGACGCTATCTGGACAACTCCAAGTGTGCCGTCTATTGTTGAGGCCCTTGAACAGGCGTACAAGGCCGATAGAGGCCCTTCTAAGGTTGCCATCGAGTTCGCTAAACAGTTCGATGTTGAAACCGTCTGGCGAGAGAACTGGATTCCTACCCTGACCCGATTGCTTGCCAAGTGATTCCGGTTCTCGGCTTCTGTACCCTAAAGCGCTTTGACCTTGCCGAGCGTTTACTTGCTTCCATAGATCACCAGTTGAACACTTGGTTATTGTGGATAACTCCGGCACTCAATCTTGGGAACCGGTAAAGCCTGAGTGGGTTGAAAAGATGTGGGTTATCCGTGTGCCTTATGGTCTTGGACTAACCGGCGCTTGGAACCTTATTGTCAAGTCAACACCTTATGCGCCTTTCTGGGTGCTGGTAAATGATGACGCTTGGTTTGAGCCTGGCGCTTTGGAAATTATTGATAAAGAAGTGGACATCGAAGCCATAAACTTTCTTGACATTGTGCCTCAATGGTCAGCGATTGTTCTCGGCGAAAGAATGGTGAATGAAGTCGGCTTGTATGATGAGCGCTTTTACCCCCTGTACTTTGATGACAATGATTATGAGCGCCGCATAGATAAGGCTGGTGTGCCTAAGAAAACTATTCAAGCTAAAGTCCACCATGAAAACTCAAGCACTCTGAAGTCTGGGTTTGAGCAAGCAAATAATAACTCTTACCGAAACAACCAATGGCTTTATGACTGGAAAGTAAGGAATGAGGATTACAGCGAAGGTTGGAATCTAGCAATTAGAAGGGCTAACCGATGGGATTGAAAGTTTACACAGGCGGCTCTTTTGACCTTTTCCACTCAGGCCACGCTCGCTTCTTGGAGCGGTGCAAAACCCTAGCGGGTGAAAATGGCGAGGTTATTGTTTCGCTAAACACAGATGAATTTATCAAGGCCTACAAAGGAAAAGGATTGGTGATGAACTATGAGGAAAGAAAAACTGTCCTTGAGGGATGTCGTTGGGTTAGCTCTGTTGTTCCTAATGTGGGTGGGGCTGATAGCACTATTGCTATTGACTATGTTCAGCCTGACCTAATTGTTATCGGGTCAGACTGGGCTAAGCGCGATTACTATACCCAGATGGGCTTTGACCAAGACTGGCTTGATGAGCGTGGCATTGGGCTTGCTTACATCCCGTACACCAAAGGTATTAGTTCAACAGACATCAAAACTCGGTTGCGGTTCGAGCGGTAGAATTGTCGTATGAGTATTTCACAAGGCTATGCGACTTTAGCGGAAGTTAAGGCCGCGCTTCGCATACAAGATTCGATTGATGATTCTTTGTTGGAGATGGCTATTGAGTCGGCTTCTCGACTTGTAGATGCTTATTGCGCTCGCTCTTTTTACAATGCTGGAACTGCCTCACGCTACTTTGTTGCTGACAATGACTATCTAACAAACATTGATGATGCGGTCACAATTACAGAGGTTGCAACTGACACTTCTGCTGATGGTTCGTTTGACATCATCTGGCAAGCAGATGACTACCAACTAGAACCTCTAAATGGGCGTGTAGACGGCCTTGTGTGGCCTTACAACGCCATTAGAGCCATTGGTGACTACACCTTCCCAATCTGGGGTGGCGAAGGCTTGGTAAAGGTCACAGGAACTTGGGGTTTCTCGGCTATTCCTACCGCAATCAAGCAAGCAACCATTATTCAGTCATCAAGAATCTTCAAGCGCCTAGATTCTCCGCTTGGTGTCCTATCAAGCCCAGACCTCGGATTCATTCGTGTCGGTTCACGCCTTGATCCAGATGTTGCTCAGCTTGTAGATTCGTACAGGATTGTGAAGTTCGCATAGTGGCATCAATCACCGCTATTCGCTCAGGCCTGGCAACTAACCTTGGCACAATCACAGGTCTACGCTCAGGGCCAACGATTCCTGACAATGTAAATCCACCGTATGCGATTATTGCGCCATCATCGGTGGACTATCACAGGGCTTTCAACAATGCCCTTTCAACTTACAACTTCACTATCACTTTGGTTGTTGGCCGCGTATCAGAGCGAACAGCCCAAAACAATCTTGATGCCTATTGTTCGCCAACTGGTAGCAGTAGCATTAGGGTAGCGATTGAATCAGACAAGACTCTTGGTGGTGTTGTCTTTGATACAATAGTTACAGGCATGAGAAACTACGGCTCGGTCACCATCGGCGAGAACACTTATCTTGCCGCTGAATTCGATATCGCTGTGCAAGCAGACTAAACAAAAGGAAAATCACAATGGCAAAAACTGTTGTCACTAGCCGTTATGTGTCAATCGGCACAGCGGATGTATCATCAGCCCTATCAGGTGCATCTCTTGAGATCACCGTTGAAGAAGTAGACAAGACCTCTCTAGGTTCAGCCGGATGGCGTGAAGTTGCAGCAGGTCTAAAGTCTGGTTCTGTAACCCTAAACTTCCAGCAAGACTTTGGTGTTGGCGGAGTAGATGCTTTGCTTTACCCTCTAATCGGAACTGAAGCGACTGTAACTATCCGCTCAAGCTCTGCAACCGTTTCAGCAACTAACCCTTCATACTCAGCAGTTGTGCTTGTATCTCAATACACACCTATTGCTGGTGCTGTCGGCGATTTGGCTACCTTCGATGTGACCTTCCCAACTGTTGGCGCGGTATCTCGCGCAACCGCATAAGGATAAAAATGAAAATCAACCTACGCATCCTATTCCTTGATGGCAACAGCAAGGAAATCACCTGCTCCGCTTCAGACCTTGTAAAGTTTGAAGACAAGTTCAACATCTCAGTAAGCCGAATTCAGGAAGAAGTGCGAATCACTCACCTTCTTTTCTTGGCTTGGGCTTCTGAGGTTCGCACCAAATCCACCGCTTTGGATTTTGAGGCTTGGACTGAAACAGTTGAATCTGTTGGAGCGAGTGAACTCGACCCAAAATAGTAGGGCTTGGCGATTCATCAAGTCATTGGTATATCGCCAGCCTCGCTGTTGAAACAGGCATTGCTCCCTCAGCTCTTATGGCCGAGTCAGACAGAATGCTCTGGACTATGGGCAGGTATCTTGTGTACCGCTCGCAACAAATGAATAGATAGAAAGACCCCCGACTACGCATCGGGGGCTTTTCGCTTCTAAGGTAGAATTGAGATTATGGCTAAAGATGATGTTGTGCAGTTTTATGGTGTAAATGAAACCATCAAACTAATGCGCAAATTTGAGCCTCAAATGCTCAAGGATTTGCGAAGAGACATCCGCCAAATTGCTCAGCCAGCAGTATCAGCAATCAAATCAAACTCGCCAAAAGTTGCACCTCTTTCTGGCATGGCCCACAATGGCCGAACCGCGTACAGCACCCCAAAAGTGACTGTGAACATTACACCGGCTCAACGCGCTAAAGCTTTTGGCTCAACTACTTCTAACCTGGTTGTTATCAACGCCACAGGCTCAGGGAAGGTTTACGGCTTTGATATTGCCGACATGGCAGGTCGAGCCAATCAGGCTGGCAAGTATTCCCAGACTCGCAAGTTTGTGGATCCGCGAACAGGCCAAGTGGTGCGCCGAAGAATTAACGGTCAGGGAGCGAACCTAATTAGGGTTCTAAACTCTCGCGGTGGCCCAGCCTCTCGCTATGTTTACAAAAACATTGAAGATAAACTGCCAGCAATTAGACAACAGGTTGCTCGCTCGCTAGACAGAACTATTGGCGAATTCAACAGAAAGTTGTGGAAAATCTAATGTCAATCAAGGCGATAATTGCAACCCAGTTTGACGCTACTGGTATAAAGCGGGCAGAAAAGGCTTTTAGCGGTCTTAGCAAGTCCATCAAGTCCACAGTTGGCACTCTTGGCCTAACCATTGGTGTTGCTGCCCTTGTAAATACCCTAAAGGACGCCTCTAAGGCCGCTGTTGAAGACACAAAGAGCCAAGCGCTCCTAGCCAACCAACTAATGAACAGCGTTGGCGCTACCAATGACCAGGTCACCGCTGTTGAGGCTTCTATTAGCGCGATGCAACTTCAGGCTTCTGTTGCCGATGATGTTATTCGCCCAGCCTTTGCTCAACTTGCTCGAGCTACTGGTGATGTCACTAAAGCCACCGAACTAACCCAGTTAGCCCTTGATGTTTCGGCTGGAACGGGGCGCGACCTAAACTCGGTTGCTATTGCTCTGTCAAAGGCCTATCAGGGAAACACAACCGCTCTTAGCCGACTAGGTATCAAGGCTCAAGATGGTGTCAATGTCTTTGACCAGTTGAAGCAGCAGTTCGCTGGATCAGCAGAGGCAGCCGCTCAGAATGACCCTTACCAGCGCCTAAACATCATCTTTGGCGAAATTCAAGAGCAAATTGGTTTGGCTCTATTGCCAGAACTAAACAACTTGGCCAACTACTTTGCTAGTCCAGCAGGCCAAAAAGAACTTGCTGGTTATGCTGAACTAATCAAGGAATTGGCTAAGGTCTTTATCTTTGTTGGAACAACTGTCGCTGAGTTCCTAGCGGGCTTCAAGGTTGTCGGCGCTGCCTTTGGCAAACTCTTCAAGGGTGACTTTGCTGGCTTTATCGAGCTAATGAACAGCCGAGGCATGGTTGATGCTTTGGCCAAACTTGACAATATTGGAACTGAAGCTTCCAAGACCGCTAATAACAAAATCACCCTAAATGGCAATTTAGGCACAATTACTCCAACTGGCAGCAAGACAAGCGGAACAGCCAAAAAGACTGCCGCTGAGGTTGCTGCTGAAAAGGCTGCCGCTGCTCTAAAGAAGGCACAGGAAGCCCTAAAGGATTTTCAGAATGGCCTAATTGAACTATCTACTGGCTTTGAACCGCTAACTCAAGCAAGTTCTGATTTAGGTGAGTTCCAGCAAACAGTTGTAGATACCTTCAATGAGATAAATAAGAAAATTGCTGAAGGCATTGCCAACAAAACCATTGGCACTAAAGGCCTTGACTCGCTTCGCACTTTCCTAAAGGCTCAACAGAACCTTCTTGAGGAGAATGCTCGCCAGCGCGACGCCATTATTGCCAAGCGCACACTGGCTGAGGCTCTTTACAATGATGTCAAGTCTGCTCTTTCTGGAACTGGCAACCTTGCCGGACTTCTAGAAACTCAGACTCGCTCAATCACCACCTCAGTCACCAAAGTCATCGACGGATTCTCGGTCACAACTAAGAGAACAGTTGATGAGGTTGTGGGTGGCAATGGAGTCATTAGCAAGCTAAAGGAAGTAGTTGCTAAGACTAAGGCTTTTGCTGCGCAACTTACCGACCTAAAGGCGCTAGGCCTAAGCCCTGACCTGTTCAAGCAAATTGTCGAGGCTGGCCCAGATGTAGGTAGCCAGTTAGCAAAAGAAATCCTTGATGGTGGTAAGGATTCTGTAAAGGCTCTAAATGACACCTTTGGCGAACTAGAAACAGTATCTAAGTCAGTAGCCGAGCAAACCGCTGTAGTTATGTATAACAATGGTGTGGCTGTAGCGGGTGGACTTGTAAACGGCCTCTTGGCTCAAGAGCAAGCCTTAGTAAATGCTGCTAAGACTTTGGCTGATGCTTTCAACGCTGCTTACCAAGCAAACATTATGGCCCTAGCCATGCCAGAAGCACCAGTTATTCCGCCTAAGCAAACTGGCACAACACAAATCACAAACAACAAGATCACAGTAAAGGCTAACCCTGTAAATACAAAGGCAACCGGACAGGCAGTAGCAAGCTCGGTGTTCAAGTATGGTAAGACTTCTGGTGGCGTTCTATTGCGCGGTGGTCGCTAATGCCAGAACAGTTAGTTGAAATCGGTTTTGACCTTGTTCTGCCTAGTGGCCCTTTCTTCACCCTTGATGATCCAGTCAAAGGGCAACTAGACAACACTTCCTATACCCTTGCTGGCTTCCAGTATTATGACATCACCGATTATGTGACCAACATTGAGGTCACTCGCGGTAAGTCAGATGACCTAGATAATATCTCTGGTGGAGAGCTAGTTGTTGAACTAAATAACAGAACTAGAGCCTTTGACCCTACCTATGAGGCTGGGCCTTTCTATGGCAACATTTTGCCTAAGCGCCTAGTTCGCTACTCAGTAAATGGGATTCAGCAGTATCAGGGAGTTCTCGATGACTGGGGGCTTAGTTACACCCCCGATGGCGATGCGATTGCTGGCTTCACCGCCTCAGATGGTTTTGTGTATCTAAACAACCAGACTCTTGCCGCCTCAACCGCTACCGCTCAGTTGTCCGGTGCAAGAATCGAAGCAGTCCTAGACAATGAGTTTGTCCAATGGCCAACAGCCGATAGGGACATTGACCCAGGTATTACCACTCTTGGTGCGGATGTTATCCCCGATAACCAGAATGTTCTGGGCTACTTGCAGACTATCGAGCTTTCAGAACTAGGCCTTTTCTTTATCGGTAAAGATGGATCAGCGGTGTTTAGGGATAGAACCCACAGCCCTAGCACAGTAGACATCACCAAGTTTGCCGATGATGGCACAGGTATTGGCTACCAGAACCTTCTAATCTCTTATGGTTCTGAGGACTTGGTAAATGAGGTGGCTTCTACCTCGGTTATTACCTCAACAGAAACAATTAGCACCGATACTGCATCGCAAGAGGCCTATGGTATCTTCAATGCTACTTTTGATAACTTGCTACTTAGCACCGATGCTCAAGTTGAGGTTTTCAACTCGACCTTGCTGGCTAAATACTCTCAGCCGGTCTACCGCTTTAGCGAGATTGACATCCGCCTAAATGACCTAAGCCTTGAGAACCAGAACAAGGTGCTAAATCTTGAACTAGGTGACTTTGTGCAGGTAGTCTTTACCCCTAGCAATACCCCGCCAGCAATCAATAAATACGCGGCAGTAATCCGAGCCAACCACTCAGTAGACATCTCAGGCGAACACATTGTTACCCTGGGTCTAAACACCTTGAACTTTACCTACCTCATCCTAGATGACCTAGTATTTGGTAGACTAGATGAAGGCTCACTAAGCTAAGGAAATCATGGCAGTCAGAAAAACTTTTACCGCAACCGAGGTTCTTACAGCGGCCAACACTAACCTGTATCTTTACAACAGGCCAGATGTCACCTC